GGTTTAGGATTAGACATTAGGTAATAAAATATACGCAAAAATGGGGACAACTTAATGCCCCCTTTTTCACAATATGTATATTTTATAGGTTACCTACCTGTGCAGTTCCTACACCTTTGGCAACAGCATATGCATCAAGAACATTCATGATGTCTGTAGCAGCACCTGTAACCTGACCACCGAATCCAGCACCTTCAACACCTTTATCAAGCAATAGAATCAATTCTATTTTTGAATCAGGAGTACCTTGGATACCTGCGTATGATCTGTCAGCAAATGAAACGTAAAGTGTAGAGAAAGATCGACCATCGCCACAATCCTTTTTGAATTCTGGTGGAGGAGTTCCAATTCTTTCAACTTTACCGTGAGCTGCTTCTGAAGCAAACCATTCTAGTTCTTGAGATCGTTCCCAAGTACCGTTTCCTTCATTAGCTTCTGTATCATTAGTAACAACAGTAGTACCGAAGTTATCAAGAGTTACAACAAATCGAACTTTGCTGAATTTAAATACTCCTCTTTTAAACTTTCGAGCTACACCAGTCATTTTGATACCCATGTCACCAGCAGTAACATTTGCAGCAGTAATGTAATCAATACTTACACCAGCAGCAGAAGTTCCTTGATAAGGTACATCAAGAGTAACTGCAGTTCCAACTAAAGCAGTGATTTCGTATACTGCATCTGTTGCACCTGCACCAATTACTAAGTAATCACCTACTGCAACAGTTGTTGCACCTGCATTTAGTGTTGCAGCTGTAGATCCATTAGTAACAGTAATACTTGTAGCAGTACCATCAGTTGCTTGTGTTCCTGAACAAACTCTTTCGAATTTGATCTCTTGTTCTGGCTCTCGTGAGAAGTTGGCAATTAATGACTCAACTAAACCTTTAGCAATATCTTCTTGAGAAGTTGTTGCTAATGATCGGTAAGCACCAAACTTAAGCATTTCTTTGTTCAAGTAGGTAGCTTGAGTGTCTTGTCGAACTATACGAACAAGGTAATCATTTGATGTAATTTCATCAATTGCACCAGATGTTCCATTCCATCCAAGATAAGATAGCTGTTCTACATCAGAAGCATATGCAGAACCTTTATAGCTCGCAATATCGGATCCTTTGATTGTGGGTGAATAAAAGACCTGATCTCCGCTTCTTTGAACAATACGAATTTTATCTTCAGCTAAAACAGTTGTACTGTCAAGTACAGTTCCAGCACTAGATACAATAACTACTTCACCATCAGCGATGTAGTCTGCAGAATTAGGGTCAATGCTTGCACTAGCTGTTCTTGCAACATTTCCTGCTACTAGTACATGTTTTGCATTTGTTGTCGTAAACATTTTTTTACTTTTTAAATTAAACTTAAATTATTCTATTTCAACGTTATCGATCTTTTTAGATTGAAATCTAGGATCCATAATAGTTTCTAAAGCTATTTCAACTGCAACATCTACAATTTCTCTATGAACTGTTTCATCCAGTTCGCAGTTAACTGCAGTGTCGATATCAATTTCAACAGGTCTTTTCAAATATCGCAAAAAATACTTTAATGGCGAATATGTACCATCAGTAACTATTTCATGCCTTTTTCTCTGACCTGCTCCAACTACTTCCTGACTGTAATCAATTCTCCAAGCTGCCTCACTGTATGGCTTTTTGAAGGGATTGTCTTTGTTTGCATTATACTCGTCATGAGTAATTGGTGAAACATCTATAATCTTATTTACATTATCACATAGAATATCAGATTCAATACGCTCTGTAATGCTGTACATAAAATCAGCTGGTAAATCAAAGAACGTTCCATTCGGAAGTGTTCCATTTTGGTTTGATGAAATTGACGTATTTAATGTGCCCGTTCCATCAACAGCATCTCTGATCAATTCAGAAAAATCTTTTCTTCTTTTCTCAGTCTGCTCAAACGCCTCTCTATATTTATTGAGTTGGCGATATCTTGTTTTAATGATTCTTTCTTGTGCTTTATTTAGAAATAGTGATATTTCACTGTTATCATAACCTGGAGCCGCTGAATTGGATACACGATCGTATCCAATCAGAAACTCAGTTTTCATATCAGCAGCAGTAAGAAAGATCATTTACTAGTACTTAAATCTATTTGGTTCTTAATCTTCAAATAAATATCCTGATTTACAGTATCTTTAAAGAAGTCAATAACATCGTTTAGTACTCCACCAATTTTATCTCCACCTGGGAGTGTGTATCGAGTACCATCTTTTAATATTGCTCCAACACTTAATGCATCTTCTATGAAGATCCTCATCTCGAAGTTAGGATCATTGATGACTGCCAATAACTTAGGCAATGATTTATCATCATCGATCAACTCTTCAATAGTAGTGTACATTACATTTGCTGGTGTATTTGGTGCTACCTTATTGCCATATACTCGTAATACGTTACGCATTCTATCTGGGTTGTTTTCAACTCTTCCTAAGAATTTGTATGCATCTTTTTTCTTGTTAGCTTTGGTAACTTTTTCCTGTACAATTATCTCTTCGTCCTGTAGTGCAAACTGAAATGAAGCAGATTGATATCTTGACTCCCAGTTTGGTGCTACGTGTGGAGATACTACACATACTCTGTAGCATAAATTATCTATTGGATCTGAAAGGTCAAAGACTCTTTCTTCTTTATCAAGTTTTACCTTGAAGGTATGCCAATAGTTATCTTTCTTCTTGTAGATAGAAAGATCTCCAGGGTTTAAAAACAATTCTTTTTCAAAGAACGCTTGTTCTTCTTTTGTTAAAATGTTTACCAGTCTTCCAGTTTTCATACTGATCGGTAGATCAAATTCACAAACTGTACCTGTAAACATAAATTCTCCGTCATGCCCTTGGGGCAGCCATCCGCCATTCCTATACACAGGAACCACCTTGACCTTTTTATCGGTCAAGATGGGATCCTTTGTAGTATAGTCTATTGCAACAGTGGATGAGTCTTTGGTATTCTTATCTTTTGTTGCCATGTTTATTTATTAATTATTATCGAATAATTAGGTTAAGATGTTAGGAATGTACTCAGCCATTCTCATTGGATTCTTAACCATGATTCCACCGATAAACGCCTTATGAACTTCATATCCATCTACAGAGCTTGCAGCCATTGTAGGTGAAGTTTGTTGATCATATGGAGAATATGGATCACGTAGTCCAGGAATATATCTGAAAATTTCAGAATCTCCTTTCATACCTACTTGCTTGATGTTCGCATCTCCATCAGCAGTACCGAAATCCATAATTGTATATCGACGAGATTCAGCAAGACCACCATCTGGGTGATAGATCTTGTTACGAACTGGATCATCGTATTGTGGAATGTGCATCAACTCAACAGTAATACCGTTAACAGTTTTGTACTCCAAGAACTGTCCTTTGTATCCCATTTTGTTTTTGCCACTGTGAGTAATTCGACCTTGATCGAAGTTTGGAGTGTAGTTAGATGCTTTTTCTTCCGCAGCTTTGTGGAACTGGAACATTCCATACTCTCCTGTACCAAGAACGAATCTACGCTTATCTTCAGGAAGTTTACCAACAGAAAGACCAAGAAGTGTTTCAGTCAAGTAATCTAAGTTGAAGTTGTTGTAGAAGAACTTGTTAGAAGGAGCGATTTGCTCACGAAGTCCTGCACCTGATCGGATTTCATATCCTGAATCTCCAAGGTTACCGTAAGTACCATCAGCTTTCTTGTTAGATGTTCCGAACATCAACAATTTAGCGATCTCTCTACGACACTGTACCATAAAGTCATAATCAAGCTTCTTGATCCATGCAGTTTGAACTTTACCACTTTGATCTTTCCAAGAGAAAGCCATTGGCTTGTTCTTACCTTTTCGAATCATGTTTCCAGGAACAGTATACTGCTTACGGATCATACTCATTACATTCTGCATTCTGAATGGAGAAGTGTGGTGAGTAAGACCACCTCTTTTAGAAAGAGTTTGTTCTACAAGCGAGTATTCTTTTGACCATCGTGTTCCAACTGCTAGATCTTGAGTAGGAACAGAAAGAAAGCTATCTCCAGTAACAAGCTCAACCTGATACATCCAGTTGTCAGTTCCTGCGTTTACAGGATCAGATACAATTCGTAGTTTGTAAAGGTCTACTTTATTACCAACAATTACATCGGTAGCTTCAAAGTATCTTTCAGGAAATTCGAGAACGAATCTTGTGAAGTTGATACCTGGAGCTGCTGGCAATGCATTCTTGTCGAAGTCAGCATATGCTGCGATTAGAGGAATATTTTTTTCGTCTGCTCCCTGTAAGAACCACTCATAAGGTCTATCGTCATCAATGTATTCCATAGGAAATTGATTCATAAAACTAATAAGATCGTCTCCAAGGTTAACTTTGTAAATATTCTCAATCAAATTTGAAACCAGTTGTGGTTCCAAAGCAAAAAGAGAACCAAGATGATTTTCAGTCGTTAGACCTGTCCAATCCTTCGGTTCATATTTTTGAAGAGGTGAAATTAACATTGGTTATTGATTTATTTGGTTAAACTTTTAATCTTTATTAAACATTTTCAAACCTTGCATAATACTATCTGACAATTGAGATTGTCTCACTCCTTTTCCTGGAGTCATTGTAGAAGTATTGCTGTTCAGTTTTTCAGTCAATTCTTTCATTGCGTTTGATTTGGAAACATTTCGGATCTTACTCCAGTCTCCATCAAATACGCCAAGGCTATGTAAATAGTGCAATGTTGTTTCAAATTTTAATGGATCCTCTGTCCGTGTTTTCATCACGGCATTCATTGGTCTTCCATTTGCATCTGTCTCAACTACACTGGTCATAGACTTGTAAATATTTTCTCTGGAATTATCATTTAAAGGAATTCCAGGTATAATTTCTTGAAGTTTACCTATATTAGTCTTAATGTTAGATAGGTTTTCTTCGTTCTTTTTAGCAGCAAGCTCTTTTTCTTCTTCAGTTCTTTTCTTTAACTGCTCTTGATGATATCTTTCAACGTTTACTAATGCAGCTTGTGCATCTTTTGCTTCGTTTGCTAATACATCATTCGATTCAAACATTTCAATTCGCTCATTGATCTTTTCCTGCGTATATCCTCTATTCTTCAGGTCTTCAGCAATCAATGCTTTTTGGAGATCTACATTACTATCAATAGCTTCTTCAGTTATTGTTGAATATTGAATCTCTCTCGACTTTGTATTTATCAGATCTTTTAATGGAACATTTTCTTCGTAATTATCTACCAGATCCTTAATTACTGGTGGCAGATCATTTTTATACGCTTCAATTCCACTATTAACAGTATTCTGCATTAGTTTGACCAAACCTTCAGTTGTACCGTCAAAGTCTTCAGGTAGGTCAGAAAGCACACCCTGCTCGGATAACGCTTTGGCGAATGCGATAATATTACTATCAGACGGAGATGCTGTCCTAGCAGAGTGTCCAATGCTTCCTTGACCTTGAGGCGAATCTTCAGTGTCCTCAATTTCTATTAAGTCGTTTGAATCTTCTTTACTTTCAATTGTCCCTGAATCAGGGGAGGGCTCGTTTGCCGCTTCTTCTTTTATCTTTTTTGCCTCTTCAATTATTGTTGGATTCTCTATTTTTCCGTCGGAATCCTCTACGTTCACCTCAATCATTTCGCCTTCAATTGAGTTCAGGTCTACTTTGCCAAAATCTAGTCCGTCCATCTTTTTTTATTTTTACAATATTAATATTAGTTACGTGATGTTCAAATTTTTTGTTAGACATTCTAACACCAAAAATTAGTTCTTTATAGCTTTTATTTTCTTTTGTATGGTATTCTATATTTTACTCCAAAATTGTATTTTGGTTCATTCTCTTCAATTTCTGAAGACAAGTTTACATTAATATTTTCACCCAAATCCATACTAACATTACCGCCTACATTTAATCCTTGTTCGTTGCCTGATATATACGGATTGAATCTTATAGGGTTATTTTTTTCAGGTTGGGGTAATCTTAGATTAATTAGTTCTCCCATATCAGATTTATACGGTACGTTATCTTTTAACGCATTGAAATAAGCATTGGACATAAAATAATCTGTTGCCTTTTTTCCTATTGAACTATTCTTTCTTTTAGGTCCCCCAGAACTAGAACCACTTAATGGTCCACCGTATGCCATATACATATTCAGATCACCTTCCATAAAACCTGTGTGATGTTTTCTATCCTGATATGCTTTTCCTACATATCTCTGAGGAGCTCTTGTTTTTATTACACCACCATGTGCTTTTTGAAATGCGGGTGCTATATCCTTATAATGTTCTGCAAAATATCTAGCATCTTCTTCTGTTTCAAATCTCATCTCTTCATTTGCTATGGGACCAGTCATTTCTAATCTACCGTTTACATCTTGTATATTAGGAATAGCATAATTATCATAACTTCCCATATAGTGTGTACCACGTTCTCCTGAAGGAAACATATACGGATTATCTGTAGGACTTACCATTCTCTTAGCAGCAGGATTACCATGCATTTCTTCATAAGCAAGCCTTGCTTTCATCATACCATCTGCACTATTATCATTGTTGATTTCTTCAGCTTTAGGTCCACCTTTTGGAGATAAATTTAATGGTCCACCTTTAGCTAAATAATAGTCTTCTTCGAATTCGTCAATACCAGAGATTTCATCATAATATTCAGTGGCATCATAGCCTGCAAAACCAGCATCTTGTATGTGTTTTAAGTTCTTTATCTGTTGTGCATGAGTTCCATCTAGGTATTGCATGTAATCAACAAATTCTTTTCCTTTTCTTAATTTTCTTGCTCTATTTGCCCATTTAGCTCCAGTTGATGCCCATCCTAAAAACGGAATCATTGCAGCATAAGATAAAGCTGCGTCTGCATAATTTCCTTCTTTAGTATACCATAGAGCATTTATCCCATCTGCTATTTCACCAACTACAGGTATCATGCCAGCCGCATCTAAGGTCATATGCCCTATCTCACTTGGAGTCATTCCACTTGGTACTGTATATAACTCAGCCATTTCATCACGCATCTTTTTCTTCTCTTCCTCAGTCATTGGTTTTCCTGTACTAGGATCTATAACTATATCTTCTTGCGGAGTAACTACATTATCTAATCTATCTCTTCTTAGATTACTTTCTTCAACAACAGCTTTACGATCTTTTTCAATTTGATCTGCTACTTCACCAAGCCTTTCAACATTTCCAGGTAACTCTTTAATTTGTTGTTTTGTTGGTGTTCCAGTCTCTCTATTCAATGTGGGTAATGAATTTTCAATTTCCCACATTCTTTCTTGATCTTCAGGTGTAAATTTTTCAAATTTATCGAATGCTGTCCAACTTCCACCTTCTATTCTTTTTTTCTCAAGTGCATCCCATTCTTTATATAGTTCTTCTTTAGGATCATCTATAAGTCCTTCTTCTCTTGCTTTTTCCGCAATTGCTTTATTTCTTGCTTGAGTTGCCTTTAATTCTTCTACTTCTTTACGTTTCTGATTGATATCTATAATGTTCGGTGTTTGAACACCAGTACTTTCAGCTATAGCTGTTTCAGGATGAGGATGAGAATGAGGAATGGTTCCTCCTGTGTGATATTTTTGTATTAGATTGTTTTGGTTGAGTGCACTTTTGATATCAGGAGTTTTAGAATATCTTGAATATTCTTTTGGATTCTTTTCAATATTTGAATGATGATTTGATCTGTTCAATACTTTACTTATTGCATCAGCTCCTTTATTAATTAAAGGCATTTGTTTATTGAACTTGCGAGTATCTCTATTACTAAGACTTGGCGGTTGTTGAATTTCTGGATCTAAATTTACATCAAGTGGTTTTGGTTTTACAGAAAGATCAAGTGGCTTTGGTGCTTTAGCTTCAATTACTACTTCATCTAATTCTGTATACTGAGGTTCACCTTCTACTTTCTTATCTTTCGTATCTGAAATTTCATATCTTTTATCAACTCCATATGCTTCATTAATCTTATTTTGTATTTTTTTCCATTCATCTGAACCCTTTTCTACTTTTTTTCTTGCTGCTACCAGATCTTTTATTTTTTCATATGGTACAGTGGGAGTTTTCTTTTTCTTTTTTGAAGATTTTGTATTATAAGCTTCATCAAATCCATAAACTTTTTTAGCTTCTTGAATCATTCTAGCATCATTTGCTTTAGGATTTGTAACGTCATGTAACTTATCTATTGCTTTTGCATCACCTTTGGATATTTTTTCATAATCTTCTTCAGAAAGATATCTCCTACTTTTTGGATTAAACATTCCTTTCATTGAAGCATATGCTACAAGTACATCTGCGGAATATCTTGGATCGGCAGCTAATTCAGGATTCTTAACTAGATCAATATTAACACCATTCTTATTAAGAATTTTTGTTACTTTTTCATAATTAGCTCTTCCTGTTAGCTGAACTCCGCCTCTACCTCTGTATTTCCAACCATCATCTGGATTATCATTATCCAAATGTCTTCCATATTTATCTGAATAAACTGTATTGAAAAGTTCTTTTTGTCTTTTTAATTTTTCTTTACTGTCTAATTTTTTACCATCATTATCTCTACCTTTAGCGCTTACGTGAGATTTAATCCAGTCGTCTAGTTTTTTAGATACTGTGTAAGTAACTCCAGTTTTTGGATCTTTCCATGTTGTAGATTCTCCAACTATTTTACCATTCTTATACCATCCTTTGGATTTAGCAAATTCTGATAATGATGTACCTGATCTACTTGTTCCTCCAAAATTCTTATATATACCGTTTCTACTATAATGCGCATCTTCTGTAGCAGTTCCAGATTTGCTTTCTACGCCATTGAGTATATATAATCCTTTTAGTTGATTTTCACTAAGGTTATGGTGTTGTGCCGCAATATCTATTTTTTCTTGAAATGGTGTTTTTGTATATATGTGAGCTTTTGGTGCTGCTTTTGGTGCTTTTTCTTTTTCTTCCTTTTTTATATCCGTTGGTGCATCTATAGTTCCACCTAATGCAAATTTTTGTGTTTCAAGATTATCAATAGCTTCAGAGTAAAGACCTTTATAGCCCATACTTTTGAGTTTTCTAATAATCTCTAATCTTTCAGATGGTCGGTATTTCATTTTGAACTACTTTCTTTTTTATTTAAAGCTTTCTCTTTCAACTTAAGATCTTTCTCTTTCATCTCCTTATCGTTCTGAATTTTTTGATTATCCTGTTGTAGCTTTTGCTGTTTCAGATTATAATCATTATCGATCTTTTGTTGCATTTGCATCAGCTTCTGCAATTCAATATCGTCAGGAACTCTATTGTCATTCTGATCTCTATCGAATTCTTTATCTGCAGAATTAATATAAGCGACTTCCAGTTTGGTATTATTATCCATCATCTTCATCTCTTTCTCATGGATCTGCCTGTCCTCTCTGTCAGCAGTTGCAATTTCAAGTGCTCTCTCTTGAGCTTGTTGTTGCATCTGTTGTAGCTGTTGTTCATGTTGCTGTTGTTGTTGCATTTCTTGTTGTTTCTGCTCAAGTTGTTCTTGTTCACCTTGTTCGATCTTTCTTCGAATAGATGTTATAGAATCACTGTAGTAGATATCCATCAGCTGACTCCACTTCAATTTATCATTCTGTATACCAGCATGTGCAAGTTGTTTCAATGATTGTTCAAGTGCTGCATCATTACTAGTATTCGACATAAACAATCCATATTCAGATTCATTGAATATCTTACCATCAACTTCAAACATTACAGTTGTTAGATCATCTGTAACATATTGCAACTTCTTATTTTTATTCCGCCATGCAAACTTTGCAGTTTCAAGCAATGTAGCCATTGCTCTAAGTTTTGTATTATCGTGTGCAGAGAACCATTTTTCAGTAATATGACTTGACTGTACTACAGCTCTTTCTACATTACCTACCAATTCTCTATTCTCAACCTGACCTTGTCGTTGCTTTGTAACACCTGCTATTTCACCTAGCTGATTTTCCAAATAACTCAACATTCCAATATGTTGTTGAATATAGCTTCCCAGTTCCAGGTCAAGAACTTGATGACCAGAAGCACCAGTCATATTTCCTCTCAATTTTCCTGTTGCAGCACCTTTATTACCAACTTTAAAGTAATCTACAGGAGCCCATCCTAATACTTCAGCATAGTACAACCACTTCTCTACTTCCCATTCATCAGGTACAAGTGACAGATCCAATTGTGCTATTTTACCTTTAGACTTAGCAAATGCAAGTTCAGTTCTATACATGAACACATTGTACAAATACTGATAAGGCTTCATTCGATCCATTAGTGATTTTACACTAGAATCATTAGTAGCATATAGCGTTCCTACATATCCAGGTGCACAATAACTAGGGTTAGTCATCTTTCTGAACTGAATAGGTCGAGGTTGCATCTTCACATAAATATCTTCACCGATCTTAGTTCCTTCCCACCATTCGTTTACCCATATCCATTCTATTTCTTCTCCTTTATCTACGTTAGGTTTGTATCTTTCATCTACTATCTCCTCCTGTGCATCTCCATCCTTATCATAATACTTTAACTTCCCAACTTTTCTTCTAGATTTCCAAACAGTTCGTACAACCTTAATGTTCCCTTCTTCGTCATAGCTTCCACCAAAGTATCTTGTAGCACTGTCGTTTACTTCGATCAATCCACCATTTCCATTCTGTCGTACAAAGTCCCCAATATCAAATACAGGATTGTATCCTTTGTGTGCAAGTACACTATTAGCCGCAGTGTTCAGTTCACTTCCAGCTTCAATATCATCTATCTGTTTATCCGTGAGATACTCGTAGTAAAAATCTATAACTTTACCTATGGGCTCATACGAATACTCAATAATAATATCCGAATCTTCAATGTGATGACTATCACCTGACCTTATCGTAAATAAGTTCAATGGATTTACTCTCCTTAAAATAGGTTCTCCAGATACAATGTCTGCACAATAGATCTCTTCTCCTGCTATTAACGCATCAGTAAAACCTTGATTGAATTTCAATTTCAACTCTTGCTCATTGTACAGATACTTAAGTATTCTTGTAGCGTTTAGCTCTCTAAGGTCCTGATATTCGTAATTCAAATACTTGTTTAATCTTCTAAGCTCGTTCTGCAGATCTTGCTCATTCATTGCATCACCCTGTATCTGCTGCATAAGAAGATTCATTATTCGTTCCTTCTTATAATTCTCTTTCTCAGAGATTGCATTATCATTCACAGATCTTACTCTCCATTCAAATTTCCTTTTGAACTCTTCGCCAATAAGTAGATCAATTTTAGGATTTGCAATAGGATAGTTCTGCATCTTAGCAGGGAATGTAGCATTCTGCAGATTCAACGGATTACATACTGACTGCATATCTCTTTGGTCAAGTATGTCATTGTACAGATCGTAGTTTATTTTTTTGTTGTATTGAGACTGCCTTATTCGATTATCTTTGAACACTGTAAAGTTTTCTGCAGCGTCCATGCAGTCCTTCATCCACTTCTCATTTTTTTGTGAAGTTGCCTTTTTCTGGCTTGGAAAGAAAGTCACATTGGCGGATCCTTTCATAATTTTTTTATTTACACAATATTAGTCAAAAATTGAAATTTTTATCTTCCAAATATATTTCTGCTATAGCCATAATTCTTCTTAAATGGACGGTCCCAAAAAGAATCTGTTGCTATACTTTTAATCTTCTTTTCTGTTTCAACTACGTGCTGTACTCTTTCTTGTTTCAAAATAAGTACCATTCCTAATGCTGAAACTCGGTCAAAGTTACCATCTTTATTCCAATAAATAAGCTCCTTTATAAGAGGCATGCATCTAATTTTCTGCAGGTTCATAAAATCCTCATCATCTGGCGTAGGCGTTATCAACCATTGTTTGATCAATTCCCTTGCCCACTTATTTATTGCAACTGTTGCAGGAGTACCTTTCTTCCTACTCATCATAGTTGAGCTCATCATTTCTCTATCCACTAGCACTTCAGGTGTATCAGCTAACAGATGCAACGAGTTCATCTTCTTAAAATAATTGAACATTCCCCTTAGTGCATTCTCATAATTACAATCCGCATTAAAGAACATCAACAATCTTCTCACATTCTCATAATACTCATCTGCCGTGGCTGGTCTTCCTGTATATTCTGCTACAATTCTTTCAGTCAATACATTCATCACAAATGTACTTCCCAACGACGTAGTTTGTGACTCATCATGATCGTAGGGGTCAGTTCCAGCAATGTACATTCCATTTGGAATCTTGTTTTCATTGTTCCTATATGGCATTTCATAAATAACAACACATCCTTCCAAATTCTTATTGTCACGTATAGGAAAATTCATAATGGGTCTTGCGTCAGAATCTATCTTCCATTCTACATCTCCCGTTTCACCATCTATTCCTAATCCTCCTACCCAGGCACTATCAATATACTTTTTCCTATGTATCTCCAGCTCACCCAACTGATTCTTCAGATCATTAACAGGGAATATAGTTCCCTGCCATCTCATTACTGCTTCTTGTGGATTAAATGGTTTCTCCGCCAAATACTGATCGTATGCTGTAGCATTACTTGAATTCTCTTTTACCTTCTTCCTTTCTTTCTCTTCCCATGCAATTGCTTTCTCACTATCCGAGTTTCCAAACTCATCATAGCAAAACTCATAGTTTTTATCCACAGGCATAAAGAAACCACAGTCCGTATTCTCTCTACCTTTATCCCATATGTTTCCACAAGATACAGGATGAACATTATACGCTTTAGGGTAATAAAACAATTCTTCCAGTGCTTCAAAATTTGCATCTTCTGTACCACCTGTACCAAATGCTATCATCAAACCAAATGTAACTTTACCTTGCTCCATTGAAGGTCTTGCTACTTGCCACGCCTTTAGCAGACCAGGGAATTTACCTGCTTCTTCCCATAGAATAAGCTTACCCCTTTTCCCCCTAGCCTTATCAGGATTATCCTTTAGTGACACTCCAATAATCTCACTTTTATATCCAGCTTCGATCTTTACACCATTCCCGTCATTCTTTTCATAACTCGCTCTCTTATGCTTTTCACTATTCTTAAATTGTCTTCTCTTAGCCCAAGGTGTGTTTTCATCCAGAAAATCCATGATGTCCCAAGCCTTATTCAACAGTCCATCGGATAATAAATATTCCCATTCGCCTGCCATTGCATAAGACTTGGAACCAGGAATTAAAAAATAATTCCTTGTTAACATAGATCCGCCTTTAAATGAGTAGCCACGTCCCCTGCTTTTTAATACAGAACCGTGACTTCCTGCTCTCTCCGCCTCATCTAAATAGTGATAGTAATAATAATCTCCATCCCAAAACTTTGGAAAACTTTTAAACCTTTTCCCTTCAACCCTTCCTTCTTCACTTCCTTCAGCTAATGCTTCCACAATAAAAATAGGCGAGTAGTTCAGATAGAAGTAAAAATATCCAGGTATCCAATCATACCCAATAGAGTATCCTTCAGTACATCTTCGCATCTCTTCTTTCCAGAATTTCATAAACTGGCTGTTAGGATGACTATTTGGTATCGCATTCGTGTACTTACCAAATTCCTGAAAATGTAATGCTGACTCACGAAAGGTATCTATTCTGCTGCTGAAAACCTTTTCATCATCAAACATCTTAACTTTACTCCTATCCGTACTACTCATAGTTCATCTTCAAAAAATCCTTTTTGTCCACCACCTTTAATCGAGCTGGTATCCATTTGTTCTTTCTTCACCTCATCTTCTAATTCCTTCAACCCTTTAATTACTCCTCCAATTGCCTTAAGGTTACTTGTCAGATCATTCGCTCTATAAATAGGCTTATCATTTTTATCCAACGCAGCCAAATCTACTTCTCTAAAATAACCCCTCAACTTATTCACTGCTACCTTTGCATCCTGTAGTAGCAACATACTCGTTGTCATAGTCAGTTCTGCATACCGATCTATCGCCAATCTTATATCAGTACCTTTCACCCATTCCAACTTCATCCCCAAATCATTAACTATTCTCTCTTGTCGTTCTTCCTCAATATACTTTGCGTATGGAGATTCCCAATCACTAAAGTAATACACATAGCTCAACTGTATCTTAGCCTTCTCCTTACCCTTACTCTTATCCTTCTTCCACAATTCCTTAAACTCCTTTACCATCAATGCTTCTGGAGTAACCTTAATATCATCTCCTACTATCTCAAATATCTTCATTCCTTTTTCTCATTTCATTCAACTTCTTCAATCTTCCTTGCTTCACTGCAAATATTCCAAAGTGCATAAACCTCACATTCTTAAAACTATCCGTATCATCCTTATCCGCATCTTTCATCACTTTCTTTAATAATCCAAAGTAAGCGTATACCGCCTTTGTAACTTCTTCTTCACTTAAGTTATTCTCTGTGGCTATTTTCTTTATCAGATCTTTAACCTTCTTTTGAATAATCATAAATAGTCAGTTTTACTCTATGAAAGTTTTTACCAATCGATATCTCATAATCACATCTGGTATCTGGATATCTCTCCTGCCACTCTTTTATAATCTCCCTATACTCCATATACCTGTCCATGACATTCTGTATATTACTATCTTCATATACCCGTACTATCTTTCTAGGAATTCTTTTTTCCATTCTCAAAACCAAATCTAAATGTCAACTTATGTTCCTTATCATTATGATAGATCTGAAATCCTTTAGTCAACTTGTTATCCTTTATAATCTCTTTGTTCCTTAGTTCTGAAAAATTGTTATTCAGTACATCCAAGCTAATATCCAATTCCTTTGCTATCTTCACTTTAGTATCATAATCAAATACTATCTTAAATCTAATATCCTCCTTTAGATCCTTGTACTCATTATTATAATACATCAATCTCGCCAATACATCCAGCTCTCTCTTTCTAAGCTTTATTATCGGATTAATTAACTCTACATAATACCTATAAAAATTATCCTTTTTTACTTCAATAGGAATAACCATTGCCTCATCTTTTTATCAAAGATAATACATTTTATTAGACCATCAAATACATTTGTATAGCCCATACCTTATGTGGATTATGAAAAAAAAATTTTTTAAAAAAATTATTGAGGGTGTGGACCATCTAAATCAAAGACCCCTGCTTTGTAGCGGCGTCGAAAGACCCCCCTTTCAATCGTGTGGGAAAACACGATAGTTTTCATTTCTAAAATTTCATTCGCTATGCTGGAAATTAGAGAAATTCAAATAACCTCGAACCCTGATTGGGTTAAGGTTCACTTCGTGCCTACGAAAAACAACGGTGTAGTACTCTATACTAAACCAATGTTGATTTCCGCGGCGGAAGTGGAGGCTATGGACCTCGCCGCTGGTGATAAAATCACCATCTCTGAGGTCTAAGCCTCAGAGAACAAAAGTCTCACGCTCTATCGAGCGTGTTTCTTTTTTTCTCTCTATTAACAAGAGGGAAATAACAACGTACTCAGAACAGGTCCAGTTATACCTGTTATATGCCAATACTAAAGACCAAGAAATAGGTGATAGCATTTAATTTGTCTTTAGTGTTTATTTATCATTCATAATACCCAAGACTGTGAAAGATACTTATATAATACTAAACGGTGTTCTAACTACGTTAGCAGACACTGTTAACCCTAATGGATAATTGTCCATTAGGTACAAGTGGTGAACAATAGTAGCCACTTGTTATTTTAAAAGCAAGGTTTAAGATGTGAAATTCATCTATTGGCTCCTTGACCATTCAGCCGTTATATTCGGTAATAGATAGGAACTTGCTTTTATACGGTTATTGCATGGAATGGTTGTTTGTTACAGTGTCATATGTAACAAAGGAACATGAAACAATAACTACGGGCGAGCTCAGACACATAGGAATATGTGTGGAGTAGAACTTTGTTCTCGAAAGTCGCTCCTTTTTTTCTAAATATTATTCACTTAAAACAAATAAGTCATGTATAAAGTAATTGCTTATTCAGATGAATTTATTTATGTGCTAAACACAATAAACAATAAAGTACGCTCTTATCAATTGAACCATTCACCTGGTCATGTAGCAGAAGAGTTTTGCCGTTTACCAAAGGTTAAAAACTTTGAAGAAGCACTATTAGTGTGTGAGTGCGTGGCATAGTCCATCCACTCACACATTTAACTATTTTTCTAATCAGCTATTTACTATCTTATTGATATTATATAGCGTTAATTAATTAACCCAATGATTTACTTAGAAATGATTTGTATTCTATTTGGACTCAATATAAAGTTCAGTAGGAAATGGAAATAAGATGTGCATAATCCACCACATCAACCCCTGCAAAGGTAACCATTATTTAAATTAGAAGTGTCACAGTAGTGTCACAGAAGTGTCATAAAACTCCCATCCAATTGCTGGTAGACTTAAGAATGCGAAAGTATAAGATAAAAGACTCTTATCAATGAAGTAGCCTCAAGGATAGCAACCTTGTGGGAGTTTATTTAAATATGCTAAGGTGAGAATCCTTGGAACGTTTGATATATACCGTGGCTTATATCTCAGCTTGACTGAGTATTAGTGTCTAAAGAATATATCCGTGAGCCTTCATCACGTTAAGATAAACCAGCAATGGGATAAAATGATAAGTTAATTAGGAAACTTATTGTGATGCAGTTTACTGCATTCTATAGAAAGGTATTATAACATCTATGTTTTGGAATGGGCCTACAGGCTGATAGAAACATAGAGAATCTGACAGGCAGGTTCTTGAGATAGAAATATCAATAAGCGTTGTAATAAGTAACGGTAGTATAGTGTTGTCACACTTGAAGCTGTTATTAGATAATGAAACAGAGTGCTAAGAGAAATCTTGTGTTCACGTTTAGTTATTAGTGAGTAGCTTTGACAAGCAAAAGCAGGTAGGAGTAGTATTCTAAACTTCCCAAAAGGAAGCACGATTACATAAACTCCAAGTGCCTTCTACTATTCACCTGAATCCTTTTAAGCCATTAGATTGGCATCTTAAACTAATAAAACAAGAAAAAAGCAAAATAACTTGGAGACTGTTGTGAGCCCAATAAAGGCAACAATGGACTTATTCCTCTGTAATATGGGGACACGTGCGGACCGCAAGTTCAATCGTGAAGGAATAAAGTAGTATCTAGCTAACAGACGGCAGTCTGTGTATCTCGCAAGGAGGTTGGTATGAAATTGAACTTATGACCACAACAGTAGTGATGGCGAGCATCTTAACTCGTGTCCATGCGTACTACAATCAGAAATGGTTGTGTGAGTTATTGAGGGAAACCTTTATTAATGTGCGTACAAGCAGTCAAACTCTCAGCTGTTTTTATTAACCCTTAAATCTATACAATATGTTAAGATTAAATGATATTAAGAGTATTTTTCCTTCCGCAAAAAATACAGGTAAGGATATAATTACAGAAATGATGCCTAAGTATGCAAAGGTGTTTCATATTGATTCTCATGATACAGAGAATGGTTATAGATTTCAAGGAGTAGTAATAAATGCTAATCCTAAACTTAATAATCCTGATGTATTTTCTGTAATGCCTTTAGAAGTACTGAAAAAATGCTCACACTATAACATTATCCAAAATAATGGATATTTAGTATGGACATTGTGGTTTGAACAATAAGAAAGATTGTACAGTAAGTGCAATCTTTTTAATTAATACATTATGAAAACTATACAAGTAACCCAGAAAGAAATTCAAGACGCTATGAAACATAGGGTCTATAGAAACAAAAAGAAATACTACAGAAAGCAAAAGCATAAGCATAAAGCTATATAGTAATAACAAAAATCAGTAATATGAACCCAAGAATAAAATACTTCAATCAGGTTAGTTCTAAACCTATGTCAGAATCGGCAAGAAAAGAACTTAGAAAAGAGAATAAACGTGCAATGGGATATGTAGGAACACTCATATTAATTATACTTATGACTGCAATCCTATTGGACGATCCAAATTTTATAGCAGACCTTCGGGAATTGCTTAAATAACATTCATTCAGATAGCGAATGGCAAGAGAAATAGCTTAATTGGAAAAGCGATTTACCTTATGTTTTCCACATCAGCAACAGTAAATAGTTGGGAGTTCGAATCTCCCTTTCTCTTCTACTCCAACCATAATTCATACACTATCAGCCAGCAAGTAATACGTACATAGGGTAGCGATAGATGAAAGTAATTATGTAGCGAGTTATAATCAAATAATAAACAAGTAATAATCACAAAAATCAAACAAAATGAGTGAAAATTCAGGAATCAAGACGGTATTTGGAAAAATCACTGTCGACAGCGTAAAACCAGACGCTTACAAAGATGCTTTAGACTCAGCACAATTGCGTCAAGAAGTAACAAAAATCTATCCATCTGTACAAACTAGCAGTAGTATGTCAGATGATTTATTTTCAAGTGAAGACTTTGGTCTTGAAGGTGGAAATGAATACACAGAGATTCGAGTTACTTGGATTTCAGTTCCTAAAGGAACAAGTGCAGAAACTGTTCAGTCAATGCTGGATAAGTGCCCAGATGCTAAGATCTACAAGATCTTGTCAAATGAGCCTATCCTAACATCTGGTCAGGAGTATGCGATCGAAGCAGGTTTAACCTCTTTGGACGTATTTGAGAATGCTCAAATGGTTCGAGATGCTGAAGGAAACCCGATAGCTGATGCTAACGGTGCAATTCAGTTCTCTGCTAAATTCTTTAGCAAAGACGGTTCTAAGCACGATGAAGACCGAAGAACTCCTGTAGCTGCAAAGCTTGAGGACAAGTCAGGTCTTGTTGGCGGTGATTTGGCAGGAAGCTAATCACCAATTTCTTGGTTGAAAGGTTGAGAGTGCGTAAGTGCTCTCACCTTTCTTTTTATCACACATAAGTATAAGTTTAAAGTAGATTAACTTAAAACTTATAAATTATGAAAAACACAATCGAAAAATTAAAACTCGTTCTTGAACTATTAGAAGATGGAGCTATGTATCATCGCAGTGTCACATGTTTAGAAAATGAATATTTTCCAAGGGCGGAAAACCCAAAAGAAAATGTAAAAAGAGAAAAAAGGATACAAGATGAATATAGTGAAATGGAGTGGTGGTTCGAGAATTTTATTAATAGATTCGAAGATTTTTTAGAAAATATGTGTGTAGATGAAGAAGAATAGGGGAAACCCTATCTTCTTTTTTGTTTAATCATTAACCCAAATAAAGATGAAAAATTTTGTATTAACTTTTATCATAACCTTCACACTTATTGTAACGGCTACTTTTAGTCATTCTCAAGAGAAATATAAAACAGCTTGGGAAGTAGACACAATATTTGAGTTGGAATATGATACAATCGAAAAAGAACACGTTGCAAAATATGTTAGCGACGTAATAACAAAAATGGAGTTCGAAGAAACTGAATTCGGAGCAAGATTAACTATAAACATTTACAACTATGAAAAGTTGGATTGGTTTAATAAATATGCACGAAACGGTAACTTTCCACCTCCAGAAGAAATAAAACTCGAAAACAAAAAGGTATATGCGTTAGATCTCATAACTGTTAATTTAGAAGAGAATCAAGTAGTTTATTGGACTGAAGGACAAAAAGATAAGATCATCGTTTATATAAATGATGAAGGATTTTCCAACGATCTGTGGCATTTCTCAGAATTTGATGAAGAGCTAGACTTATACACAGTTTCTCGGTATTTTTCAGTACCTTTTTAATTAACCTTAAAACAATTAGAAATTATGTCTAAAGAATGTAATTGCTACATGTCGGAAATGGGTCTAAATTGTGAAAGAATAGCAGATATAGTTGCTATGGTATTAAATGCTGAATCAGATATGATTGGTGCTTCTTGGTATATCCACGAACTTATAAATGAAGGTACAATAACAGCCCTTGAAGGGATTGCAGTATCTACACAAATAGGTGTTAAGGTAGCCGAAGAGCATGTTACAGTAGAAATGCCCACATTTTCTGACAACTAAAATAATTATTCATTAACCCAATAGAAATCATGAGAAATTTAGAAACAGTTGGTGTCCAAGGACACCGCAAGAATTATCCCAAACCATATTATAACAAAGACGAGGAGCTTTATACCAAAACAGTTACGAGAATATCTAAAGGTTTTGTTGCTATAAATGCTTTCTCAACTCTGCTTCTGGTTACTGCAATATACTTTAGGGAGTATCCTGGTGCAGTTGTAGTATGTTGTGTACTTGCGTTTATATTTACTTGGTGTTCTTTTATGTTACCTGAACACGAGAAGTATACGACAACAGAGTACACAACAACTCGAAAGAAAGAGAGGATGAAATCAAATAAACGTGATCTAATTAGTAGATTGACATTTGTTTTAGTATTGATTGCATTTATTTATGGCAATCTGTATGTAATGGCAGATCAACCTGATACGTTTAACTACGATAAAATATACAGTGGCTTTATAACTACAATTTTTATAGCTACTGTATGTGGTGCACTAATCACTGCAATCAAGTTGATTATAGGTGCATCTATATTCAAGAAAAGATGAATAATTACAATTTATCCTCAGACTACGACCTATACATAGATGCTACAGGTACACTATGTATGCGTTGGAATAAATACATAACAAAAGAAGTAACAGGTGTAAGCGAAGTATGCTTACATCTGTTGTTTTTAATCAAATAATATAACCGTAAAATGGAAGCACTAAGTAAATTAAAAAAAAGTGAAGGATTAACTAAGCTATTAACCGAAGAAGAAATCCAGGAACATAAGGATATGCGTAAGGAATTTCCTAATTATCCAAGACTACCCAAGTTTATATTGATGCGTAAAGTTAAAGGATTTAAGAAAAACCATTCAGATGCTCTTAAGATCTCTTGCACTCAAGGTTTTCTTGGTAGAGTACACAATTGGAAAAAGAAAGAGTTTCCTCATTTAATAGCTAAAAAGATCAAAAACACATTAGTTTAAATCGACACAAGTGTAATGAGGATAGGTGGGAGTTGTTGATACTCTGTCGCCAGATGGAGAGTTAGACGTCCTTGAGATACCACCCACTTGATGTCGGAATTAATTTATTAACCCAAAACTAAATGTTATGAAAATCACAAGTATTAATATCCCAACTTATAAAGTGGAAGGATACAAAAAAGTAATCAATCACTTTGAATTGCTTAAGCTTCAAACTGACATAGCTAATAAGAGAAAGAAAGGCAATTTAAATGTTAAGTGTGTTACTACAGGTAAGACATTTAAAATTCTGAAATCAGGTAGTATAGATTTTAGAACTAAAGCTTATGATTTAATGGTCTCATTAGCTAATGACCTAAGAAAGGCAATAGAAAACACTTTATCAGAAGAAGAAATAGAAACTCTATTGAATGAAGGTAGGCTCTATGCTGTTAAAATGCATAAGCAAAGAACTGGTAAATCACTTTATGAAGCTAAACAAACTGTAGATAAGTTTGCAAAGAGTAAGCTGAATCATTAACCCAAAACTAAATATTATGGATGTAGTACAATTAAGTAATGGAAAAAGCGTAGCTAATTTTAGCTCACCTCATCCATTTACATTTGAGGATGGTACTGTGCTTCCAGCTAAAAGCAATGAAGAAGCACAGAGATTAAAGGTTGATTTTATAGAGCACAAAGATTCTGATGGAGTAGAAGGATATAGTGTGGATATGCAATTAACCTTTGAGTTAAGTGATGCTGTGATGAAAGAGGTAGAGAAGTGGGAGAGAATAGCAGGAGATGGACACGTAGATGTAGTGTTCTGTCCACTGCCAATGATTAAAGCATTACGTGCAATAGATTATGATGTGAAAGCATCACCATTCAGATGCATAAGAATGATGGATAGAGTTAAGAAGACTTTGTCTATAGTCTATCAGACATATTAAAAATAGTAACTACCTGCTGAAGACAGACAAGTGATTAATAGAGTTAGAGAGTGTTTTAGCGTTAGCTGAGTAAACAGCGTAAGCAAATTAGAATCCACGATCTTTAGAAGCTCGGTCACAACCCAAATCCAAGAAAGGGTTAGTCTGTTGGATGGTGAAGTTCATGTCTTGGAAAAACCAAGGTTCTTCACTCCACTTGGGGACAGGTAGTTATTTTTACATTAAAACTATTACAATATGGAACAACAAGTATTTGAATACCTAGATGAACTCAGAAAGTCAGGTGTAACCAATATGTTTGGGGCTGCCCCATACATTGTTAGGGAGTTTGACATCCCTACTAAAGAAGCAAGAACATTATTAAAAAAGTGGATGTATGGAGTATAAAGATAAATTTGGAAAAACAGTCAATATTGGAGATTTTGTAATTACTGCTGATAATAGTAGATTATACATTGTGAGATTAGCTCATCCTTCTACAGGTTATCATCACAACATTATAGGATATCTTATTGATTATGATGAAAATGGAAATGCATTGGAGAAAGGGGCTTACAGATTCATTTTCTCACATTTAAGAGTAAGTAGATCAATAAAAATAAAACCAGAAGATTATGGGATTAATGAAGCAATTATATATAGACATCAAAAGCAGTCTAAACTTCACTGAAGCTGATGAACATAAGAGAAAAAAGATGTTAGATGAGTGGTGGGAAACAGATGAAGGTAAAGAACTCAAAGAACAAAAAAGACTTGAGAATGTAATTCTACCTTGGTGGGATAATCTTTCTGACATTAAACAGGAAGAGTTGACATCAAAATATTTTCCTAGATTTAGTGTGTCTATGATGGACAGCTATGAAATAGAGAAAGTATATGATAAAGAGCATATCTAAAAATAAGCAGGGCTCTGGTAAATCGTTTGATAATTAAAACATGAGGTTTATGATAATTGATTCGATGAGTTCTGCTTTTTTAAACTTATTAGCATTCATGCGACCTTGTGTTTGACTTTAAATAGTTACTGGAAGTACCAAGAGCTTGTAACTAGTAGAATTGATCAGCTATATAGAGCAAGTGCTCATAAAAGTTAAAAATGAATGCTTATTTATTTGAGGTGTGACTCTACAAGTGGCAATGTCATGTTAAGCTGTGGAAGCGTGGTAGAATGAGAATAGAAAAACGTAAGAGTTCCTGATTCGCATATTCTAGGTAAAGCGTGGAGGTGATGGGCAACCTATGGGAAGATAGAGAGCAAAGTGTGAAGCCCTACTGGTAATAGGATAGGCAAATAACCTGACACACAGTATTAAACTAATCATGGAAGCAAGGGAACCTGGAATGGGGAACGGAGGTAAGTGCTCTGGTTTAATACTACCTCATTATTTTAAACTAAAACAAAGATGATCGAAGTAGTAATATTTAGCTGGGCATTAGCATTAGTAATATGCCTTTATGTTTGCATTAAAAACCAAAACAGAGATGAGTAAGAAGAAACTAAGAGAATGGGAAATACCTATGAATCTTTCTGATAAAGAAAAGAAAGAATATGGTATGACAACAACTCACAAAATAAACAATACAGCTAAACCAAAACAAAGAGGATGAAAAAAAATTTTGACAAGGTATTTTGGGTGGGTTTTATTTTTGTAGTTTTTTACATAGGCATATATCTAATCCTATCCATTACAACAAGTTAAACCAAAACAAAGATGATAAAGCAAAAATGTAGGAGTGTGAGTCCGCACATAAAAATTGGTCGAACAGGACATCGCTACCAAAACCTGCATTGTTTATAAACCAAAACAAAGATGAGTTGGACTGATAAAGATATGATACGTTTTGCACGTATTGCTAGCAGTGGCGCATATGGATTATATTCTGGATGCAGATCACTAGAGAGTAAATTAAGTAGATACAAAA